TCTGAAGGAGAACAGAAGCGTCCGAAGCCTTCCCAAACTTTTCCGGCAAAAGTCCGAGTTCGATAAGGGCCCGCCCGCTTCCCTTCCCAATCGCGTCGACCATCTTCTCAAAGTTCTCTGCGACGGTCCCGCCGAACTGGTCAGACTTCAGCGTCGCGATCTCCCAAAGCTTCGCGATGTCGGTGACGCTTTCGCCAACCCCGAGTTGTAGGGCTTTCGTGTTTTTGCGGACCAGGTCGAAATCAGAAACCATCCCGGACGATGCTTTCCGAGATGCTGCAAGCATTTGCTCTGATGCAACGCCCACGCCAGCGGCAAGATTCTCGAACACAGTCCGCGCCTCGGCAACCTCGGAAGCGTCCCGGGCAAACTGCGCGATGCTCTTTCCGGTGTCGAGAAGCATTGAGCCCCAGGACTTGATCGCCATTCCAACGTTTGCGGCGGTCTCGGCGAACCGCTCGAAATCAGACTTGGCGTTGCGGGCTGATTCTTCTGCGTTTTTCTGGAAGTCTTTGAGGGTCGACGTTGCGGCGGAAAATTCGGAGATGAGCTTCCGAGCATCGGCATCGAGAACGATTCTTGTCGTCGTGTCGCTCATTGTTCGCTCCGTTCCAGATTTTCGAGCCAAGCCTTGCGGGATTCGGGGTCCGAAAACGATGTCGTTTCAGGCTTTGGTGACCGGCAGAACACGCCAAAAAATGCGGCGTCTACGTTTGGCACTTCTCCGAGTGATTCCAGCGCGAGTAGATAATCGTCGATGTCCCACGCTCGGACAGCGTCAGGGGCCTGGTGGAACCCTCGGCAAACCATCATAAGGAGTTGCCGAGGGTCCGCCTTGCCTACAGAGGCTTTCCCTCCCGCGGCCCGAGGAAAGGGTCAGGTCCGAGCCTCGGGCGCATGAGCTTGTAATCGATCCAGACCTTCGCGAGCAGGTCCTGTTCGGACACGTCGAGGGAGTTGGCGATCTGCTCCTCGGTGAATTCGGCTTTGGCGGGATCGTGGTTGAGAGCGATCTTACAGACCATCATCGAATCTTCCGCATTGACCTTGAGCATTTCCGCTGTGTTTCCGAAGGTCCCGTCGGGGGCGGATTTTTTAGCGGCGATCCACTGTCCATACTGTTCGATCTGGTGGACCGTCTTGCGAAGCTGTACAGGTTTCCCGCCGATGGTGACGGTGATGTTGTTCAGGATGTCCCGGTCAATTTTCAGCATTTGCGCCTCGTCAGGAGAAGGAAATCGTGATGTTGTCGTTGCCAGCGTTTTCGAGGGCGGCGCCGGACAGGTTGAAGACGACCATCCCGTTGTCGGACTGCGGATCGGTTCCACCGTCGATAACGCATTTCGGCATGGTGATCGTGACGATGTTGCCGGCGACGGTGCCGAGAGTGACATCGATAGCCTCTTCAGTTCGGGCGGTCAGGTTCCCGACCCAGGCCTTCGTGGCTTCGGGCGTTGCCTCAACCGAGGCATTCCACTTCGGATCACGTTCGGTGAGGAACACGCCGGAAATGCCTTCCGCCGAATTGATGTCGGACCGGTCGACCAGATTGTTCCCGGACTCAAACCCGAACGACCGGACAACCGCCGCATTGAACGATCCGAAGGACATGCCCGCGGACTCAACGACAACAGCAACGGTCGACTGGAAGACGGATCCGGCCGGAAGAGATGCGTCTCCGTCGGAGGCGAGTTTGCCGCGCATGGTGAACGACAGGCGTGGGGTCTCGCCCGGGGGGCAGGTAATCGAGACGTTGCCCATACATCCGACAGCTTTCCGAACGCGGCCGTCATAGTAGAAGTAGATGGTGACGGACTTCATCGAAGCGGCGGAAGATACAGGCTTGTAGTCGACCTTCACGCCGGCGGAGATCGTTTCAGCGAAACCGCAGGCTTGGAGCAGTGCTCCGACTTCAGGAGGCGTCCCGGCAGCACCAGAGCCCTTGAGATCACAGGAAATGTTGAAGTTGACCATCTTCCGTCCAAGCCGCTTTTTCGAGGCCGAAATAGAGGCGCGGACTGAGTTCTGTTGAATCACCGCGATGTCGAGATTGGTTCCGACGGGGAAGGTGAGGGTTGCATTTGCCGACGCGACCGGGGTGGCATCGGTGCCGTAGGTGCTTTCCACCTTGGCGAGCAACAGTTGATTTCTTTCGAGCATCGGCATGGGGTTTTCCCTCCTGTTAAATTCGAGACGGGCAGCGGACCATCAGAGTGTTGACGGCCCGGAAAAACGGGCAGGTGTTCTCATCTTCGAAGGCTGGTTCCTGGGTTGTGGAATATCCTGCGGCGTTGAGCGCTTTGACGACTTTCTCTTCAACCAGGTTGGCGAAGTCGTCGAGAGTCGTTACGCCGCGGAATTCATGCACGTTTCCACTGCGGATCTGAGCATCATCCATGATTGCAGTCCCGAGATTGATCGCGTGAACCCGGTGCGACTGGTTCTGGACTCTGGCTCGCCCTCCAACCCACACGGCGATCACCGGACAGTGCTTTTCGAGCACCGGAGGATTCAAGGGATTGATTCCGAGGAAAATCGTCGGGGCCTTGCTGAAACGATCGAGACAAAACGTCGAGATGTCGGTGTCGGTGGCGACCGTCGTCTTGATGAGCGCGAGAGCGTCTTTGAGGTTCGTGCTCATGCGGCCTCCAAGTCGACCAGGTCGCCGAAAGTGGATTGATATCCCATCTGGGAGAGCAGTCCGGAAACTCTGGACAGAAAGCGCTCGTTGAATCGCGCGATGGCCTTGTCCTTGATCGCCGTGTATGCCGGCTGAATCCACGGTCGAGCCGGTATTACAAGTGCGTCGCCACCGAACGGAAAGCCGATGGCGAACAGGAACCGGCGCATCCTGTTTGTGACCCGAGTCGAGAACCCTTGTGCTTGCTTTTTGACCAGCGATTCGAGGAATTCCTCGGGCTCATAATCGCCGGTTTCGCGGAAGAATCCGATAGTGGCCCGGCCGGATCGAACGTCGATCGAGGACCGAACAAAGTTGATGAGCTTCGCGAATGGTTGCAAAAGCGCGGCCTTTTCGGTGAAGACGACAGGCTTCTTGTACCGACCGGTTGCTTCGTCGAACTGGCTGCGCTTGGCATACCCTCGAAGCTCAATCCGAACGGCCCTTCGGACTGCCCGCTGTCGGATACCAGAATAGTTCTTGATGTATTCCTTCACGACGCCAGCTCCGTGACGGCCGACCATCATCTTTGCGAAAGAGAACGCCTCCATGCGGGCGCCCTGATACTCGAAATTGATGTCGCCAGGCTTGCCGAGCTTGCCCGATTTGTTCCGGGAAATCGTCGATGAGAAAGGGCTTTTCTTCGGGGTCATGCGCCGACCAAAGTCTTTGACGAAATTGCGAATCATCTTGGCCGCGCTCGCCAGGGCATACTCCCGGGCGTCGGCAACCTTGGCTCCGGCATCGTAAAACCGCTTCACGATGCCATCGACACCGAAGACTTTGACGTCAATGATGCTCATCGAGCTCCGAGCCTCTCGTCTTTCACGCCTTCGAGAACCCACGTCCCAACCTCGCCGCGGATCGCCCGCATGATTCGCCAGGAGACCCCGGCGATGGCGACCAGGTCGTCGGGTTGAGGGTCGGTTACCAGGTCAGAGCGAACCCGGATCGTTGCTACGGATGCGGGGTTTGACCCGACTGCATTCGCGGACATCTCGTCGCCGATGTCGATTAACACCGAAAGATCGATCACGGCACCGTCAACGGTGTAATACGTTGCGGCGACAGCGTGCTCGTCGATGTTGTAGATGTGCTCGGTATCAGTCACGAGCAGCTCGGCAAGAGTCATTTGGTCCTCATTTCAGCTACTTTCCTGAGATCACGATCAATGGCGCGGTCGATAGCACGCCCGACCTCGTCGGCGGTTCGGTAGGGGGGCCCTGCGAAAACCGAGAGCCAATCCCCACCGAAAGCCGGGTCGAAGAGGTCGAGCAGGCTATACTTGATCACGCCTTGCTGATGACGATGTCGCAGGTGGTCGCGGCCTGAGCGGCACCTTCAGCAATGCGGACGTTGGCCATGGTCGTTCCGGCAGTGGCGGTCGAAGGAACGACGGCCTTCGCGGCGCTGAATTTCGGCTGGTTGCCCTGGGTGACGGCGGCGGCGGTGCCCTTGGGCACGTTGAAGACGCCATCGATGGCAACAGAGCCGGTGGCGCCATTGGCGATCGCGGTCAAGGCAACACCGAAATATCCGGAAGCGATCTCGACAACTTCACCCGAGGCGATGTCTGAGCCGGTTCCGTTGGTGTATTGAATCACGTTCCCAGGGGCTTTGAAGTTCGTAGCCATTGGCTTTTTCTCCTTGTGAGGTTTGATCAGCGGGCGAGGTCACCCCCGCCCGCGGGGAATGCTTAGGCGCCGGCGTTGTGATACATCGCGCGGAAGTCCAGGGCCTTCGCGGTCGCGTCGATGAAGCAGGTGTAGGTCCGCCCGAGGATGTCGACGCTTTCGGCTTCGGTGACGGTCGGAGATTCGTTGCCATCCAGGAAGGCGACCTCAACCGTATCGAACATCGAAGGATCACCGACGAGATACCAGGCGTTGCCGCTGATATTGGCGTCGGAAACAGACTGGAGATTCCGGTGCGGGTTCGGGGTCCCGGCGGGGCGGTTGGATTCCGGGAGGAACTGACCGGTGTAGAGCTGCGCGGCGTTCTCATAATCCGGACCGGTGAGAAGGATCGCCGGGGAGATGTTCATCTTGGTCCCGTTCGGCCCGGTCTGCTTCTTCATCGCGGCCTTGCCGGCGGCGACGGTGGTGTTGTCGATCGCGCCACCCGAGGAAGCCTTGTTCGCGTGGCCGCCGGCGGTGGTGATCGCGGTGGTGTTGAACAGAAGGCCGGTGTCGGCGAGGGCGGCGTTGGCGGCGAGAACAGCGTAGGGCAGGGAGTTGACCAGGTCGGAAGCGCGGGCGCCGAAGGCTTTGAACAAGGTGTCAAAGATGTTGAGGTCGTCGTTCATGAGTGCCTTGCGGGTGATCGACAGGTTGCGGGCATACGTGACCAGGGTGATCGATTCGCCGGTGTCGCCCATGGTTCCGGCCTTGACTTCGCCGGATTCAGGAACGGCCAGCAGGGTCGGAGCATCACCAAGGCGAACGCGGGTCGCGGCCTTGAAGTCGCTGAGGAAGCCCTTGCGGCACCAGAGGCGCCAGGTTTGCACGGCATACTGCCATCCGAGCAATGCGGCCTTGTGAGCGGTATTGGCGAGGATATAGCTGAAGTCCGAGCTTGAGTGCGAAGGCAGAGCGCGGGCGAGTGCAAAGCGGAAAATTTCTTCCTTGCCCATGAATTCCGTGTTCACGCCGACGCTCTGGAGGCACTTGCGGGCGAGAGCCTCGAAACCAAGCCGGCTGAGTTGTTCGTGACCGGGAGCCGGGTTTTTGATGAGGGCGGAATTATGCCGCATCAGAATTGCATCGGTGGCGGCGGCGCGAAACTTCTCATCGGCGGTCTTGCCCATCTCGACGCGAGCGCCGGTGATCGGGGTCGACACCTTCGCCATGCGTTCGATAACGGTCTTGCGGACGTCGTCGGCGGACTTGCCGGTGCGGATCATCTCTTCTTCGATGTCCGGGCAGTTGCCGGCCTGTCATGCGGTGCGGATTTCGAGGACCCGTTCCTGTTCCTTGCGGGTGGCCTCGGCAACGGCGACCTTGAGATCCACAACCGGGACGGTCTGGGTGTCGGGCTTTTCGGACTCGGCACGAAGTTGCTGTTGGTCGGCAACCGAAAGCATTCCGAGGAATGCGAGCGCCTGTTCGTCGGTCGACCCCGCAGCGAGACCGCGCGAGATCAGAAGATTGTAGAGTTTCTTGTTCATTTCAAATGAACCTCCTGATTTTGTTGCAGCGCGGCTTGCGCTGGCATTTCCTGTTTCGTTTTCCGATCTCACCTTCGCGAGCGGGTCCGCACCAACGGCGACAAGGGAACATTCGTGAAGCCGCCAGCGGGTTGAGACTTTGACCGGACCTACGTATTCACGCCCGGCGATCGTCTGCTTTTGACCCTCGGGGATCCAGGTCGATTCGGCGACGACATACCCGACCGAAACGTCGGTGATGATGCCGGCCTTGACGTCGTCGTATGCTTCCGCGGCCCGGGCCTTCTTTGAGAAAAACGCGCGGGCGCGAGTCTCGGCGCCGACGGTGTTGAAGTCCCGGAGAGATCCGAGGATGTCGTCGATGGAATTCCGGTTGTGCGAGTCGCAAAGAGGGACCTGCTTGTTTACAGGCAATTCAATTCCGCTCTGTAACAGGACCTCATCAACGAATTCGCAGCGGTCCCAATCAAGAACTCTCGCGGGGACCTCGGTGGAGATGACGAACTCGACCGACCTGGTCTCATCGTTCAGGGTTGCGGGCGTCGGTGCGATCGAGCGGGTAGTGAACCCGGCCGGCATGTTCTTAGACCGTCTGCGGATCATTGCTTGGTGCTCCTTTGTTCGAGCTCGAGGGCGTCGGGGTGATCCCGAGTTCCTTCATGCGTTGCAGTTCAGCAGCTCGCGTCGCGAGCACTTCGTCGATGTCCCGGCCTTCGTTTTCACAGAGCTCCGTGACGGTCTCAAGACCGATATCCAAGCGAACCTGCGCGGAATTGGCTTCTTTGCTTGGATCGATCCATTCCTGACGGGGCCGGGAAAACTTGACCGCGTAAAATTGTCGCGGGGCCTTCTCGAACCCGGGCAACTTCAGAACCGCGTCGCCGGTTGCGGGATTTCCGAATGCAACCTGTGACTGGACGAACCAGCGCCACACGGGGAGGTTTAGCTTCCGATCGAGCAGGCCCGAGTAAAAGCGGAAAATGGCTCGCTCGATTAGCATCGCCTGACGAGCGGCGGAATATGTCGATTGCGAGTAGTCGTTGGAAAAAGTCTCGTATGAGAGCGGTGTCCCGGCGCTCGCGGATCGCAGGCGGGACCGGACGAACGGGTCATAAACCGCCGACGGGTTTTCCGGTTTGGTCTGCCCGATTTTCTCCCCCGGCATGAGTTTGTTGATCCTGGCAGGGTCGATATATTCGGTCAGTAACCCGCTTTCGGATGTCTGGGCGTCGGTTGACGGGAGGTGATCATCGAGATACGGGCTCTCGATGAAGATTCCGTAGGCCGTCCCGACGCGGGCGAGAGTGAGAATCGCGTCTTGGAATTCGACCGTGTCGGCAAGGTCGGTGATGACCGACGCATACAGACAGATTCCGCGAACCTGGGAAACACGTTCACGATCGAAGATATGAAGAACGTCTGCGGCGGGAACCCGGACAGATGTACTTGCAGCATCCCCGGGATGCTTTGGCAGTAGCCAGTAAGCGACAGGCTTGTCAAACTGGTCAAGCTCGATGCCTCCGACGATCCGGCCCGCCGGAAGATCGGCGTCCTTTGACGTGTCCAGGTGATCGCATTCGAGGAGTTGAACGGCGAGAGGTTGCCCGGAGACGGAAACCTTCCGGAGAAGGAATTCACCGTCGTCTTGCAGGTGACCGGCCCCGAGTCGCTGAATATCGGAGAAAGAAATACCGTTCGCGCCTGCCGTTTCTTCCCAATTTGCCCACCGGCGCTCAAGATCCTTGTTCAGTTCAGTGAGAAGGTTTCCGGCCTGGTCGGTGACCTTGGCCTTCGGCCACATTCCTTCACCGACGACGCCGGCGAGGAATTTCCGCTTCATTCCCGCCACATACGCGTTGTTTCTGGACAGCTCGCGGGCGGAGTCGGTAACGCGGCGCCAATCCTTCTTGATCTCGACGGCGGCGCTTGTCGATTTCGGCGACCGGCGCTGATTCGGGCCGGTGGTCTTCGCTGCGGAGTATCCGCGCTTCAAGATTTGGTGGTTTTGCCGGTACGCGTTGGCATAGGAGGGCGAGAAAAGCGCGATTACATGCGCGATTTCCCGGGCGATTGTGTCGTAAATGATGCCCATTTTCGCCCCTATCTGTTCTGAATGAAGATCGGAGCAGAGCCATTTCCGCGATTTTTTCGGGCAATTCGGCTCTCGAGGGCGGCGATTTTCTGTTCGATTTCGATGATAGGGCGGCGATCAACAGACCTTCCGGGGGCAGAATATCGCTGAATATGGTTGATTTTGGCGAGATCAGCCTCCAGACCGTCGAGTTCGGTCTGTAATTCCGCGATAGTCGACACAAAAACCTCCCGAAAAAGCGAAACCGCCCGAGGGTCCGGCCCCGGACGGCCCGCAAAACGAAAGGAGACACGAGAAGGGTGATCAGCCCTTCCTTGTTCTAGTTTGGCGCTTTTTCGGTTTGACGTCGACGGTTTCTGGACTTTGTCCAGGATCGGCTTCCCCGATTGCCTTGAATGTCGAGAGGCAGTGCCGACAGGAACAGAACCTGACCCCGCTCGCGTCGGTGCGATTGACCACGGCCCGCCGGCGTTCGTTGAGCAGCTTCTCGCATACCGGACAAATTGCACCCTCGCCGGTGATGTAGACCGCTGTCGATGTCTGGATGATGAAGATGATCTTCCTGAGCAGATGCGGGGTCATGGTTTTACCTCCTGGTATACGGGTTTTCGCCTCGAGGTCGCCGGGTGAAAGGGTTGATTGGCTCGCTTTCTTCCTGGTTCTGTTCCTGCTTGGTCGTCGCTGGTTGAGAGGGTGGGCGGAGCATCCGGATTCCTCCGAATAGTGCAGGATCGACGGCCGCAACCTGCATCATTTCACAGTCGAAAAGGTGGTTATCTCGGTGAATCCTGACCCACTCCTCGTTGCCTTTTTTGTCCCGGCGCTTCTCTTCGGACAGAATCTGCCGAATATAATCATCGGTGATGTCGTTGGGAAGGTATGCCGCGCCGATCGCCCGCTCTTTCGCGAGTCCCATGCGCCACCAGAAAGCATCCTTCAACTTGTCGGTGTCGAGGGAAATGATCTGCAACCCACCCGGGAGAGGCTTTCCCGATGGTGTTTTAT